AGGATGTGCACATTGCTTGTGTAATTGCCATTTCTGTCTCCTTAACTTACTGGCACTCGGAACTGCCCCGAGCGATATGCGTCTTCACGTAGTTTGCCGTCACCCAAAGTTTTAAGCAACGCGATAGCTTGCAAGTACATCTTCTCGTACATTGCGACAATATCTGGTTCACCTTTCATAAAGCGTATAGCTTCAATCAAAGCTCCGTTTAGTAGTGCAGAGTCAAACTCTTCACCAAGCCACGTAGTGCCCGCAGTAACAATAGATTGCGGGTAGTATCCGTAGTGCAACTCCATGGCATATGAGCTGTTTGGGGTGGGTCCAAGGATAATTGTGTCATCATCGAAGTAGGCGTAATGTTTTGGTAACCCCGTTGATGTTGGGTTGGGGTACACTTCTCGCATAAAGTTTACGTCTTTGTTAAGGAGGTAATGATACACACCACTACCATCTACCACCGCAAGGCTGTAGCTGTACAAAAAGTCACTTGGGGAAGACAAGTAGTTATTACTTGCTGTCACCGTACCTGTAACATTCTTACGCAGCGCAGGTATCTGCACTGTGTTGTATATCTTCTGTTCAGCCTGCTGTGTGAACATAGCGAGCTGGTCATCTGTAAACGAGTTTTCACAGATGTCTTCGATGTTAGTTTTCAGCTCGGTATAATTCATAGCTTATGCCATTGGCCCCCGTGCATACAAACCTTTGGTCGCTGCGCCTGTGCCGCGTACCTTGATTTTACCACCCTTTTTGTAGGCCGTTTGCATAGGCTGGCCTGTCTTCTTTGCTTCCTTTGCGGCGGCTTTCTTACCTGCTGCATCGTATCCGAACATCTTATTTCCAACTTTGGGCATAGCGCACCTCCTATGTTATACTTACGGTAACTTGACCGATATGGCCAACACCTACTAATCTATTATCTGTTATAAGCCCGAATGGATCGTCTAACCCTACAAGGTTCCACCCCCACTGTATGTTTCGGCTACTTGTATCCCCAGACGGCCCCAAACTCTGATCGGGACGTGGATTGCGTATAGCCTGCGGGTCATCAACAGGAAACTCACCCAACTTTAACTGTGGGTGATCTGGACTCCAACACTCAGGACAAGCCTTTATATTCGTATCTCGGCCTTTTACAAATAGGTTCTTTAGCTCCCGTAATTTGTACTGGAACCCGCATACATCGCAGAGCGCTAACGCTTTCTTTGCTGATGCAAACCTAGTCGTCATTAGGCAATCCTACCTATTCTAGGCACAAACCGTGCCGCTGTTTTCTCTCGGTCCTCGCCCGCAGCCATCTCGAACTGCTCGTCGTACACAGCTTTTAACATCGGTATACGTTCAGCCAATTCAGGAACCTTCATAGCAATGTGGTAAGCTAACCCCGCAACAAGACATGGGAAGAAACGAAAGTTCATATCTGCTGTCTGTACCCCAGACCCAGCATCCTGAATACGACGCATACGCCAGTAGTATAGCACGTAATTGTTGTTATCAGGCACAGGCCACACATTTACCTTCGGTGCATCGCGTAAACGTTCGATATAGAGCTGTATGGGACGCCCTTGTGTTAACTTGTTAGGTATAGACGCGTACGTACTTACACTGATCCTGCTTATGGTAAGATCAGATTGTGTCGAGGTGTTACCACTATTAGTACGTATTTGGTGTTCTAGCAAATCAATAGTATCTGCTGGTAATGTGTACTGTGTGGTGCCCTGCACTAGGTTTATCGTACCAGAATCAATGGTCCACATATTGATACCGCGGTTTTGCCACTCAATCGTCATCAAATTCATAGATCGTCTGGCGGTGCGTAAGTCGTAGCCAGAACGCATCTCGCGGCCCGCACGTTCCCATGCTTCCTCCGCTATCTCGGTGAAGTCCATATCGAACGCTGTGGTGCCTGATGTCGTCATTTCTTACGCCTCTTTAGCGGAGATACCCGTCTGGGCTTACCCGCTGGTTGTCCTAAACGCTTCTTCTGCGCTATACGCTTGCTTTTCTCAGCCTTCGTCATTTCCCCGCTAGTTTTTGGAGTTTTGCTAGAAACTCGTTTAGATGGTCTACAGTACGGTGTACCTCGGCTTTCACCTTTTTTACGACCACACGGCTTACCCGTCTTAACATCTTTCCAGTCCTCCTTGAACCAGCGTTTAAGTGCAGCACCTTTTGCGGTTTTGCGAACAGCCATTACTTGCCCGCCTTCTTCTTTCTACATTTTGCAATGGCCCCACTCGCATACGCGCTCGGGAACACCTTATAACTTGCCTTTACTTTGTGATAACACGCATCCTTGACGGTGCCGCCTTTCTTGTAGCCTTTGCTACATTTAGAACAGCCACAGCTACCGGATTTGTAATACCTACGCATTAGACCATCTTCGCAGGGCGTACGCCTTTACGTGCGATACCTGCGCCACGAACTTTACCACCCTTTTTATAGCCTTTCTTCATCATGCCGCCTTTAGCATAACCTTTTTTAGCCATACCGCCTTTTTTAAACACGCCACGACCCTTCAAAACATCCGCCTGAGTTACCTTACCATCACCAGTAAGGTCAGGCATTTTACCGCCTTTTTTGTAACCTTTCTTAGCCATACCGCCAGCTTTCATCATAGGCATCGCTTCATCTGCACGGCGCTTTGCGGCACGGTTACCCCGCTCTGCGGCACCGATCTCTTCTGGAGTTGGCATCGGAGGACGGGCCTTTGGGCGTGGCGAAGAAGTCATACCCGTTGCTGGACGGGCCTTTGGGCGCTTCATAGGCATAGTCATCGCGCTGCCTACGGCCTCATCAATCGCCTTTTTACGCTTTGGGTTACGTCCACCCGTCAAGTTTCTACCTTTTTTAGCCATCGTCAGGTTCCTTATACAGATTGTTGAACACTCGGCCCGTATCCCAGACGTAATCCACATCTTCTTTTGAGCCGTATGAATGTTGATTTGGTTTGAAGTCTGGGGCACCTTGGCCTGTTTCAAACCACGCAGGGTGCGTAACGCGAACCCGGTTATTTGGTAATGCTACTATGTTACCTGTATACTCTCCAGCATCTAATAATTCAAGTACGTGACTTTGCTTATGCTGTGCTGGGTCGTCAGCTACTTCACTATCGGTGTAATCGACAGTAAAATAATACTTTGCGGGGTAAAACTCACCATCCACTTTAGCTATCCACGGTGCAGGAGAAGCTCGTTCCAATTTATACACACTATGGTAGTGTGACATACAATCCCACGGTTGCGCTAAGTATGGTGGTAATTCAGTAGGCCATTCTTCTAACGGTGTATCAGCTACCAATGCTGTAAGCGGCATACGTGCCCACATAGCTCCGCCATGGACATTTGCTTCGTCCACATCGTCAGATTCACAGCCAGTAAAGATTACTTGAAAGCTGAGTGTTCTGTTTGGCATTGTTGTTACTGCAACGACCATAGCGTGAAGAAATTCTCCGTGATAATCTTCTAGGTTTTTAGTGTATTCGCGCCGTATCCATGCTTTGAAGTACGGGATGTTACTTGTTAGGTAAGACATTAAGCTCCTTCTTACACTCTGCGAGCACTAGCAGTTCCATTTCCGTAAACTCTTGTTAATACGGCTATTTGGATCGTTAGCCGTCTTTGCGCTCGTGTTACGTTTCTTCATGCCCTTCATGCGTGCGCAGAAAGACTTCCGCCGATTAGCGGCCTTAGAACCTTTTTTGAGCTTGCTGGGCTTAGTAGTAACCGCGGTCTTTAACTTACTGCCGGGATTGGCTTTCCGATAACTAGCGACACCTTTGGCGTTCAACCCACCGGATTCACTTTTACCCTCTTTGCGAGTCCAAGCAGGAGATTTTACGCCCCCACCTTTCTTATAATATGCTCGCATACCACGATCCTAACTATAGAAAAACGTGATGGCAGTAATGTTTGTAGCCGCAGAAATATAGACATCTGAACTACAACGAATGCCGTCATCAGGGATGTTTACAGAATGGGAATCAGACGCTAGAAAATCTAGGTCCAACACAGTCGTACCGCCGTTACCGTTAGTAACTGTAAGACGCCCTGCGCCACCACTGTTTGTTAAAACCTGTACCTGACGAACTCGCGCTGGGCCTACACCTAGCGATCCTGTGCCTGTTACACGTTTGGTTAATACATCAGAAGACATATGTTAGTCCTTCTTCTTTTTAGGACGACCACGCTTCTTGGTAGCAGGTTTATCTTCCCATGCCTCATTTACATCAGGCGTAGAAGGATCGTCTGCTTTAAGCGTACCATCTGTGTTACGGGCACGGACTTTAGATGTCCCCAAACCACGAGCTGCTAGTTCTTCTTCGCTAGGCGGTTGAAACCGATCACTCATGCTTCACCCCCTTACGATGCTGCGATTGTGGCACCTGTGTCAGAACGCTTCCAGTTTGTTCCGTCAGAGAAAGCCAAGATAGCGGAACCAGCCGCACCGTTTGAAACGAACACAACTGTACCTGCACCTGCAGAAGAAGCAGATGGGGCGTTAGCTACGGTATAAGTTGGAACTTTAATATCACCAACAAAACCGTTGGTAGAGGTCACTGGACCTGAAAAGGTAGTATTCGCCATGAATATATCCTCACATGCGAGTTAAGTGAATCTGTCTGCATGTCGTCAGTCGGGCCTGTCAGATTCACGGGATGCTCCCGATAATTAACAATATACCACTACATAACATAATATGTCAACAAAAAGAAAGGGGCCACCGAAGTGACCCCTAACCCTGTTTGTATGACCTGCCTTACGCTCCGGGCGAACCGAAGATACCCAGTGGGTCAGATACACCGAAGCTGTAACGCTCGCGGGCTTTATAGCGGCTGTTGCCTGTATCGAAGTCAGCATCCATCCAAGTCGCCCTTGGCGCACGAGTGAAGTGCTTCAGACCGTTTGGTACGTCAGTCATCAAGAACCAAGCATTGGTGTCTGTCAGATAGTGGTTGACCGCATAGCCTTCAGGGATTGACCCGTTATTGCGTAGTGCGTTCAAATCGTTATCGGCAGTACCGACACGACCTTCTGTCTCTAGGAGACGAGTTGCCACGAACTGCAGTGCTGGTGGGATAATCAACTTACGTGGCTGTGATGCGATAAGCAAACCACGCTCGTCTGTCCAACCCGCGATCTGAATAACGGACGCTTCAAGCGATGTCTCGTTGAGGTCAGCCGCTACTGCTGGCGTGTTAGAGTTAGTTCCACCAGATACCAATGGGTGGTCGGTAGCACACAAGGATTTACCGTCACCGTATGTGGTGCCTGCGGCGAAGGCGTTGTTAAGAACTGCAGCAGCCTTAACTTGCTTCGTGTACGCCATGGCACGAGCCAGTGCTTTAGTATAACGAGATGACAATGAGTCATACAGGTTATCCTCAATAGCTTCCTCAGTGATTGAGAAACCCATCGCAACTGTTTCGTGTGTGTAGCGTGCAGTCCATGCTTCTTGAGCATTGTCATACTCAATCGCGGAACCTTCACCTTTAACTGGCGCTGCTGAAAAACCGGATAATTTGGTTTCTTCCTCGAAT